ATGAGTGGAGTACACAAATACCCAACAATCAGCTTTCGTATTTCCCCAAGAGAAAGGGATGAAATAGAAGCAAAAATCAAAGCGAGTGGTATGCAGAAAAAAGATTATTTTGTTCGTTCCTGTATCTATAACAAAGTGTGTGTAGTCGGGAAAAGGGAAGTAATATATCAACTGGTTGAGGAATTACATCTTATGCAGTACAACATTACAGAAATCCTAAAGCAATTTGAAGAGCAGGAAATCCTGTTATCAGACGAAGGATTGGATCAGATGAAAAATGACTGTCTGGATATGCTGAAAGCCATTATATGGATGTTGGACGGAGCAAAGTATCTTTGGCAGGGAACAGAAAAAAGTCCCGACAGCGGCAACTGTTAGGACTTATGAAAAATCGGATAACCTTTGTTATCAAGATATTTACAAAATCAGTATAACAGAGGTTCTCTGGAGAAACAACAGAATTTTTGAATGGAGGACTTTATGGAAGAACAGAAAATTGAATTGAAAATAATCAATATGGCTGATATTCAGTCACAGAAAATTGAATGGTTATGGTATCCGTTTATTCCTTATGGAAAATTGACAATTATTCAAGGCGATCCGGGAGATGGGAAGACAACACTTGTATTGAATCTTGCTGCCAAATTATCAAAGGGTATCGGACTTGATGAAGATATGCAGGTATCAGAGCCTATGAATATTATTTATCAGACCGCCGAGGATGGATTAGCAGATACAGTAAAGCCGAGACTTGAGGCGGCAGACGCTGATTGTGAGAAAATTATGGTTATTGACGAAAGCGAAAAATCTCTTTCTATGGTAGATGAACGTTTGGAACAGGCGATTATTCAAACAAATGCCCGCTTACTTATTTTAGACCCGATACAAGCCTATCTGGGTGGCGGAATGGATATGAACCGGGCAAATGAAGCAAGAGATATGACCAAGAAATTAGGACTTTTAGCAGAAAAGTATAAGTGTGCGATTATCCTGATCGGACACATGAATAAGGCTGCCGGAAACAAGGCGGCATATAGAGGAATGGGTTCGATTGACTTTTTTGCAGTAGCAAGAAGCGTTCTTTTAGTCGGCAGAATAGAGGGACAGGAAAATACAAGAGCAGTTGTGCAGATAAAGAATAACCTTGCCGCATTCGGACATTCAAAGGCATTTGAACTGACGGAAGAAGGCTTTCATTGGCTGGGCGATTATGAAATTACGGCAGACGAATTGCTAGGAGGAGTAACCCCGAAAGCAAATAAAAAGGAGCGGGCAAAACAACTCATTTATGAACTGGCAGAAACAAACAATGTGGTAAAAAGTGAGGATATTGTAAATCTCGCAGAAGAAAAAGGAATTTCAAAACGAACATTGGAAAATGCGAAAAAAGAGTTGGGTATTAAAGGAAAACGGATTGGAGAATCATGGTATTGGAAACTTGATGAAATCGTGAAACCGTAGATAAGAACGCAACAATGCAGAATGTATAGAAATTGCAGAGACGTAAATGTAAGGTTGCAAAAACTAAAGACATTGCATTGTTGCGGAGTTGGAAAGGAGATTGTATGAAACAAATACAGATACCGGAGCAGTTATTTATGGAACTTGTAAAATTCCATTTGCTGGATATGGAAGAAAATTTACCAAGTATAAAACAAGGATTAGAAAAGAAGTTGGATGCTTTGGTAATGAGAGATTTATATTCAAAATACAAAACAGCACCCACAGAGGAAGAACGAGAACATGCGAGAAAAGAATATCTGGACAGACGAGGAGTGCCGGAGAAATTCCGTTGGTAACTCTTCCTTGATGATAGAAACAGGAGCGTGCCACGCACCTGTAAATAACAGACAAGGCAGGAGGAGTGTTGCGGATGTTAAAGCAGCTGGAAAGAGAAAGCAGAAATGTGAATGATTTATTTTATGAGATGGAGGGCAGACAGATACAAAAAATGAACAAGGTACTGGCAGACGTGGAGCTGACAAAAGCGGAGGAAAAAACTCTGATATGGCTTGCCGGATGGGAAGAAAGTACCGTAGATTATCTGATGTCAGTCATAGAAAAAACAGCCCGGATACGGGCAGATCAAAAGGGCGGATATGCCCATAAATATAAGTGTGAGTCCGATAAGTAATCGGATTGTGTTAAACAAAAACAAGCCCTCGGCGTTTGAGAGCGAAATACACCCATCGCACAAACTTCGTTTATGCTCTGCGTATTTCGCCCTTGCAGGGGGCAAACTGCCGACAGGCGGATAGGTTCTAAACAGGTGCCTATGCACCTACTCACAATCAAGTCGGCGAGAGCCGGGGAAGGAGGATGCTTATAGGCAGACATTCATTTATCAGACAAAGTAAGCTGTCCGATGTGGCAGGAAGGATTGATTATATCTCCAATCCGAAACGGCAGGAATATCTCTATGCGACCTATCAGACAGATGGAGTAACACCGGAGTTTTGGAAAAATCTTGCAAGAGAAAATCAGTTGGATTTTAAGGCAAGTGGTTCAGCAGGGAAATGTATTGAAGGGCGTGAGTTTATCATTGCACTTCCCGAAAGTTTTGTTCAGTACAGGGCAGATGATGTGGTAAGACTTTTTACGGAAACTTTCCATAGAAGATATGGTGTGGAATGCAGTGCTGCCCTTCATCACAACAAGGCAAAGACGAATTATCATATTCATCTGGTATTCAGTGAACGGAAAATGTTGGAACAGACAGAAGTGAAAATTGCTACCCGAAATATGTTTTATGATGAGCAGGGGAAGCATAGACGCACGAAGAAAGAGATTTTAGACGAGCAGGGCAATCTTCGGGCGGGGTGCAGTATTATCCCCAAAGGGGAAGTTTATGAAAGCCATATCTTTACGAAAAAGGATGAATGGTTTAAGAACAAAGCCTTTACCAAAGAAGTCAAGGAACTGTTTACTGATACGATCAATCGCTATGTAAAAGAGGAATCGGAAAAACTATCCGTATTTCAACAGGGCGGCGTATATCTGGCAACGAAGAAAATCGGAAAGAACAATCCGAAGGCAGAGGAGATAAAGGCGGACAATGCGGCAAGGCAGGAATGGAATCGGACAGTTGATGTGGCATTAGTCGAGGGTGTTCCTGAAGAAGATATTTTGAAGATCAAGCAGGAAAAAATCACAGATGAAACGATACAATCTATCAGGACACACGGTTGGCTGCCGGATATGTTCCGTCAGATTATCCGAGGTGCGAAAGACTTTTTGCAGGAAGTAATTTTCAAATTTAAACTACCGCCGAAACCTGTACCAAAGATTGATTTGCAGGAATGGAAAGATATGCAGAAACTCATGTATGAATTACAGAGACAGTCAATAGAGATAAAACGTACACAGCAGGATATTTCTTCTTTGAAAAAGCAACTGTCAGAGTTACGAGGATTATTTAAAGGCAAAGAGCGAAAATCTCTGGAAGGGCGAATTGAACTGTTAGAGGATTTGGAAAAGCGGCTGCACAAGAGTTTGGAACAGATAGTAAAGCGGGAAGGCTATCCCAATGTGCAAGCCTTTCAGAAGGTTTATGACAAGGCAGAAGAATTGATTATAGAATACAACGAAGAACTAAGGGTATGGAAAAATCAGACGGAACAGAAAAAAGAGAAACCGTTGGAACAGCCGAAAAAAGCGAGTGTACTGGAAAAGCTGCACCGCTATCAGCAGGAAGGCGGACAGCAGCCGAAACGGTCAGTCAAGAGAAAATCTATGGATAGAGAACGATAAGAAAGGTGGAAAATGTCTTAGAAGGGGTTAGAAGAATGAACAATATACAGGCGTATGTGAAGGAGATTGTGGAGAAAGAGATTGTTTACCAATAAGGAAAGTATGATAGAAAGCAAGTCTGAAAAGGATTGCTTTTTGTTTGATAATAATGTTGTGCGACTAGACAACGGTAATTGAAAATCACTTCAATTATAATAGAAAAAATGATACAATATATGAAACAGAAAGCAAAGGGGAGAGGGATATGCTTTTATATGACTTAATTGAAAAATGTTCTTATAGAGATGAATTTCAAAACGAGCATGAACAATGCGAAGACTGTTCATACGGAGATAATTGCCCAGGTGACTGTCAGAAGTGCCTGCAATATGTGCATTATCCGCAGAATGCGCCAGTACCACGAAAATATGATTGTGTTCATATGGCAGATTGTTATTATTGTAAATATGCATATAAATATGCCTCGGAAATCACATATGGTTTAGCTTGTTTTGCTGAGATTCGGAATAAGAAAACGTTAAAGATTATGTCCGTTGGGTGTGGTCCGTGTACAGAGTTAGCGGCAGTTGATTATCTTAAAGAAAAAGGTGTACTTAATTATGAAAAATTGCAATATAGAGGGATTGATCCATTAGGGAATGTGTGGAGGCGTATTTGGAATGATATTAAAGAATATTTTGGAAATGGAATTAATTTTTATCAAAAAGATATATTAGAATTAGTTGATATAATTACTAGACATAGCTGGATTCCCGATGTACTGATTTTTCAACATGTATTTTCAGATATGTATAAGAATTCGAGTACAATAGAGATAAATCAGTTTATTGATAAGTTGGCGACTTTTTTAAATGCATGTGGTGAAAAGCCGATTTATATTTTATGTAACGATATAAACTTAAGCAAATCATATAATGGTGGAAGAGAATTTTTTGACGTATTAGAATCAAAAATTAGTAATCCAAAGATAGTTAGGAGAATGCATTTTAATAACAACAATAAAGACAGACATTTTGAATATGGGGATGAATATAAAAGGAATTGTCTTATTTTTGATGACATTCCGGATGAAATAAGAAAGGCATATAATCCATTTGACAGTTGTGCTAGTGCACAGATACTCATAAAAAAAGAGCAGAAAGAAGTGATTAGATGATTTTGAGTGTAAGTAGAAGAACAGATATTCCGAATTATTATTCTGAATGGTTTTTTAATAGATTAAAAGATGGATTTTTATATGTTCGTAATCCAATGAATTTTCATCAAATAAGTGAAATTAAAATATCGCCAGATGTGGTAGACTGTATTGTGTTTTGGACTAAAAATCCGTTGCCAATGATGGAGAGATTAGACGAACTAGAAGCGTATAATTATTATTTTCAGTTCACACTTACGGGGTACGGAAATGATGTGGAGAGAAATTTGCCAAATAAAAAAACATCAGTCATTCCTATTTTTCAAGAATTATCAAATAAAATAGGTAAAGAAAAGGTGGTTTGGCGATATGATCCTATTTTTTTTAGTAATAGGTATAATGTCCAATATCATTTAAAAGCATTTAGAAGTATTGCAGAGGCATTAAGTGGATATACGGAAAAATGTGTAATCAGTTTTTTGGATATTTATCCTAAGAATAAGAAAAATATGGATAATTTGTTAAGTTATGATTTGAGCGATAGTGAATTACGGGAATTTGCAAAAGAATTAAGTAATATAGCAAAAGAAAATCATATCAAAATTGGAAGTTGTGCTGAAAAAGTTGATTTGGATGAATATGGAATAATTCATAATTCCTGTATTGATAAGGAATTAATTGAAAAAATTATAGGTTGCAAATTAAAGATAAATAAAGACAAAAATCAGCGTATTGAATGTGGCTGCGTAGAAAGTGTTGAGGTAGGTACATATAATACATGTAAAAACGGATGTGTATATTGTTATGCGAATTATAGTGCGAAAAGTGTGGAGTCTAATTTCCAAAAGTATGATCCTTTGTCACCACTTTTATGTGGTCATATAGAAAAAGATGATAGGATTAGTACTAGAAAGGTTGTGTCGTTAAAGGAAACACAGATAAGCATTTTTGACATTTGAATTTTTAGATAATATTTAAGTTGCGGGGGAATAAAAATAGAAATTGTGATGGCTCTATTTTGGCTCTAATAATTTGGTACGAGAAAAATATCAGATAAAATTCAGAGAATATGAATACAAAATGACACAAATGTGTACTAAAAAGCGTCTAGATTACATCAACCGCACCCGAGTTTGAATAATGAGCAAAATCCCAGAAATCCTTTATTTACAAGGATTTCCGGGATTTTATTTTTGTCCGTGATGCTACGGTGATGTTAATGGGGAGAAAGTGTCTTATTTTTTGGGATTTTTTGTTATTATATGATACTGTACGTTTCATACGTTTTTATCTTCTACATTATCATTTGTGGCTCTTACTTCATTGAGAGCGTCAGCAAGCTTCCTGTCTTTTCCTGGGTACAAATGAGCATAAACTTTCCAGGTTGTTTCCGGTGATTCATGTCCAAGCCGGTCCGAAATCTCTTTGATAGAAAACTTCATGTCAATCAGCATACTTGCGTGGGAATGGCGAAGATCATGGATCCTGATCTCTGGAAGACCAGATCTGGCAGTTGCACGTTTAAATTCTGACCGCATTCCGGACTTCTGGAAGTAGAAGATGCGTTCATCCGGCTCTATGGCCATACTTGCAACATAGTCTTGAAGCTCTTTGTACAACGATTGAGGAATATTCACGACACGTTTGCTCTTTTCAGTTTTTGGTGTCTGGAAGTATTGTTCGCCTTTTATCACCACAAAGTTCTTATTAATGGATACGGAGCAGTCCGGCAGGATATCCGCCGGAGTAATGGCTAGAACTTCTGCAGACCGAAGCCCGCCATAGAACATGAGGCTGAATGCCATCCTGTATGCGCTTTTCTTTTCAAATGTCAGGAAGTAATCGAACTGTTCTCTTGTCCAGATGTTCATTTCATCTGCACTGCTTTTCCCGATCGCACCGGCCGCAAGGCACGGGTTACTCCGTAGCTTATAGTATTTGACGGCATAATTCATGATAGCGGACAGCTGATTATTGATAGTCTTCAGATACGTCTGAGAATAAGGGTTCCCCTTTTCGTCCCTGTAATTAATCATGGCATCTTGCCATCGATGAATTACAATTGGAGTAATGTCACCGATCTTCATATCTTTAAAGAATGGCAGCAGTTTCATATCAATCAGATATTGTTTATTTTCCAGAGTGGTCAGCTTCAGCCGGGAGCTGCAGTCTTGCATATAGTTCTTGATCAGAGCAGAAAACAGGATATCTGGATCCTTTGCGCCTTGTGCCAGAAAGTCACGTTCCCATTCTACAGCGTCTTTTTTGGTAGAGAAACCTCTTTTACATTTATGTTGGCGCTTGCCAAGCCAATCTTCATAGTAAAAATTGGCATACCATTTTGTCTTTCCATCTTTGGTGAAATACTTATAAGCCGGCATCTGAATCCTCCATTATTAAACAAATGTGTCAAACAAATGTAATCAACAAATGTTTGACAAAAATGTTGAATATAGATATAATGTACTTAACAAGAGAGCCGTTGGTCAGCGTACACCTGACCGCCGGATAAAACAATAGCTAAAAATAGCGCCTTATCTTACCAGGACGAGGGCGCTATTTTTTATGCATTAAATTGATAACAAGAGTTACAACTGCACAAAGCATAATTACAAAAGTAAATAAATCACCATATGTAACCATCAGCACCAGCCTCCTTTCACAAAAGTGTCCGGCGGCTGACATAACACCCCAACGGTTCCCCAGTTAAATATACTATTCTGTTTTTTCTTCTTCCATCTTCTCCATCATTCCCAAAAAGATACGTTTTCCCTTCTTGGATAACTGACGGTACCGCAGGATGATATCCTGTTCGTCTTCTGAAGCAATGGCACAGCTGTATTCAGAATTACCCACAAGGTAATCCATAGAGGTGTCGAGGGCTTTTGACAGGCTTGCAGTGGCATCTATTCCAGGAACAGTCTTTCCGGCCAGAATGTCACAGCAGGTTTCCTCTGTCAGCGTTGATTTTTTGATCAGGTCCGGAAGGCTCATCTGCAACTGAGCCAAACGGGCTTTTGTTCTTGCTTGCACTGCGGAAGCTTCTTTCGGATCCGCAACAGCATATCTTGAAGTAGTCCGGCCAAGAATGTAATCTGCTGGCACACCGAAGCATGCAGCACTGCGATTAACAAATTCTGTTGACGGGAAAGAGTAACCTCTTTCGACATTCGATACTACTTGGCCAGAAAAACCTATTGCTTTTCCAAGTTCGGACTGACGCAGATTAGCCTCAGCCCGCAATTCTTTTATTCGTTCACCAATTGTCATAAGCAACCTCTAAATTAAGCAACAGTAACAATACCTGTATCAGGATCGATATATATCTGAGAAATAACATCGCCACCGAAAAGCAAAGAGGCATCTTTTTCTTCTCCCTCTAAATATTTATGAGTAACGACATACAATTGTCCTGCAACAATAGAAAGACTGTAAGTTTGATCAAGTTCTTTATTGACAATACCATGTATTTCGTCATCGGATTTAAAATAGTCCTTATAGTAGTTCAAGGCATAGCCTACAATGGGAGTAGTAGTTGAAGTTGTTGCAAGCCGCCATCTGCCAGTTTTGTCATTCGGAACACTGGGATAAAAACAAACCTGAAGTTTTTCGCTTAATTCTGCAGATCCATCATTTTCACCGATTTTACGAATAGCTAACATATTCATTGCACCATAAGAGTTATCCGAATTAATATAGTAGCAAGCTTCAACTACATCATCGTTTTTCATAGACGCCAAATAATCAGCGCCGCTAACGCATCCATTTTTTTTCATATCTTCATCATCATAAAAAGTACACCATAATCCATCCAAAACATATTTTTCGTCTCTGGAGTGAAAGTACATATCACAAGTGACATAATCAATAGTCGGCTGGACGTCTACGTTGCGAGCAATTGAAGTAATAATTGCATATTTCCCTGTATAATCTCCTGACTCAATATCTGTGCTCGTGACGGTGGGATATGTCTTTTCCAAGTATTCCCATAGCGCATCTTCATTTGTAAATTTCTGTCCATCTAATTCTAATGAATTTTGCTCCTGTTGCTGAGCTTGAGCGTAAATGAACTGAGCCGGAGATAAAATCAGTGAACAGGCACATAATAGCACAATAACTTTCCTTTTCATGGCCATTCCCCCCTTTTGCTTCGGTACCACTCGAAGCTTATTATTTTGCTTTCTTAAGAGGTTCGGCAGTATCTGTTTCCTGCCGTTTTAAACATTTTATGTACCCCTTCAATTCACCTCGAAATTCCAACTGCGCATCATGCGGAAGTTGGTGAATCAATGCTAACCATTCGGAGTCCTCAGAGAGAATGTTTTGCTTTGAGTTTCTTTCTTTGCCCGTAAGTAAATAGTCGCTAGACACGCCTAAAAATTCACAAATTGGGATTATCATTTTTGCGGGCGGATCAGTCCCTCGGTTCTTCCAGTTGGTCATAGTGCTTGTGTTTATTCCGATAGCCCGACATAAATCAGTGGCTGTCAAAGACTTTTCTTCAAGCAGTGATAAAATACGCTGAGTGATCATACAATTCTCCAAAATCCCAAAATGTGAAAAATATGGTTGACAAATTCACAAATTGGGATTAATATTAAAAATGTAATAAACAAATGTTTAATGCAAAACAAAAAAAAGAGAGAGTTACATCGATAAATCGGAGAGCAATGCTTTATTGTTTTCTTCAATCATGGCCGCCACAGCAATGATAAGAGCCTCAGCAGATGCTTCCGACATAACAGTGTTTCCGGCAGGAATACCGTTTCTTAATAATTCAGAAAGAATCCGGCGGTTTTCGTCACCATAACGTTTAAGCCCAATTCTTCTGAGATTATCAATCCAATTATCCATGATAACTCCTTTCTGATTATTTTAATGCAATCGCAAACAAATGTAAACAACAAATGTAATAAACATTTGTTGAAAACGGAGGTGATATTTTGAAGCGAAAACTGTCTCCATGGTGCAAAGAAGTAAAGAAAACCCTAATTGACAGAGATATGTCTGTCACGGAATTATGCGGTGAAGTTGGGATGTGCAGGAACTATGTGACAACCACCATAAATGGAAGAATGTATGCACCTGCACTTGCTGAAAAAATCAGCAAGGCTCTGGATATCGATACAGAGTACACAATTTAATTACCATAACTTGATTATACAGCTTATAGAAGGAGAGAAAAATGTCGAAATTTGCTACGAAAGCAGCGGCTAATATGTTTTGCCAGGCACGATATGAGGCGGCAAAGTCAAATGAGCGTCTGAGCAGCAGAGAAGGCGCTGCGGAAGAAATAGGAATTGATCGTACAAGGCTAGCCAGAATCGAACTTGGGAGCACAATACCATATCAGGAAGAGGTCCTTTTGATGGCTGACTGCTATAAGGCACCAGAATTGAAAGGAAATTATTGCCGGGAGATGTGCCCGCTTGGAAAGAACATGCCGAAGATCGAGAATGCAGGACTGGATAGAATCAGCCTGAGAATGCTTTCTTCTTTAAAGAAGATAAACGAGGCAAAGGAATCACTTCTTGATATTACGGCAGACGGAATTATCTCAGAAGAGGAAAAACCGGAACTAAAAAAAATCATTCAGACATTAGACGAAGTAAATGGGATCACGCAGAATCTGAAAAATTGGATTGAGAGAAATCTGGAATGAGGTGCTTGGTATGAAAAATGCAAACGGTGTAATCAAAAAACTTACATCTGCGGAACGTTCTTACTATACAGCCGCTGAGGTCAGAGAAATGATGGGTGTGAGCAGGGATACGGCATATCGCATGATACGCTCCCTTAGGTCGGACCTGATAGCCGATGGACAGCTTGCCAAGGGGTATCCGTCAGGGAAAATCCCCAAAAAGGCATTTAACAAATTATACATGATTGAATGAAAGGAGTGGATACGATGGCTTTTTATAGAATCTGCCCGGATTGCGGAGCGTATCTGGATCCGGGAGAACAGTGCAGTTGCCACGAAGAATACCTGATCGAAATGGAAAGAAAAGAAAAAGCAACTGCATTTGTTGAAAAGATGGTGAAAGAAGAAAGGAATGGCCAGCTTCGCCTGGCGGTATAGGAGGGAAAGATGTTAACACCAAAAGATCTTGAAAAATATCATCAGGCCGCAGAGCGGATCCTGAATGCAATGGATAACAGCCCGGTGCCGATCAGCTGGCACGAAATGGACAGAATGGCATTGCAGAGCGTTATCGCAAAGGAATTGATTCTCATTGACAAGGAGGCGAGAAGATGAATGTATGCGAAGTGCCGGATGTGTGCAAAAACATGGAATATAAGCTTGTTACAGAAGATTCCAAAACAAGGGTATATCTGTCCCTGGTGCGAGAATTCAATAAGGCAGAGTATGAGAAATACTATCGTGCCAAAAAGAAAGCAAAAATGAAAAAACGAATTATTCTTGCTGCAAAAGTCATGAAATATGTAGTTCCCGTTCTGGTGAGTACAGTGCTTTATAATGCACTGTCCCAGAGACTTTATATCGAAAGAGGAAGCCACGAAATTGGTTCAGAGGCATTTCTGGTTGGAATGATCGGACTTGGCATCTTCTGTTTCCTTAGCTGGTTCGTAGGAGGTGATGAACATTAAAAAGGCCTTGGATAATAAGGGGAAAGCGGAGTGTAGACGGCACCCACGATCCTATTCAAGACCAGTCAGAACTTTAAAAACAGGTTTGAGACCCATTGTTTTTAAGTCAACGTCATTTTATCACAAAAATAGGAGGTTATCAAGTAGATGAAAGAGGTTTTAGGAAGCTTGCCGGAAGTTATAACGGCATACAAAAATTATAACCTGCTGGTGCCGACAGCAACGGATGTGCAACTTAATCCATTCTACAAATTCCATGTAGAAGAGGTTCCGGTTGATCTGGGCGAAAACAGCGGAGACATTTTCAAGGTTGGCTCAGTTAAGACTGGGAAGCAGGATGAGAGAGGAAGGGATATCTGGGAAGATGTGTTTTCCTTATCTAAGCCATTGCTCAACAAAATGGCTATGGCGGCCGGTATCCAGTTCAATCCCAAGGAAACCTATGGCGAACGCATTGACCGCGTTACATACCGTGCACAGGCTCAGGGTGCTATGCGCAAGGCTGACGGAACAGCCAGAACAGAAACTGACCAGAAGGTGATCTGCCTGGAAGATGAAGAAGAGAAGTACCGCATTGAATTCGCGGACAAAGCTGCAAAAGGCATTACTGATGAAAAACAGGCACAGGCAGCTGCGGAAATCTTTTCTGGACAATGGGTGGAATCCAAGAATAAATGGGGGAAGAAATGCCAGGCCTTTGTGGTTGCGAAAGAAGATAGAGACAGATACATTGAACGCTCCGTCATGGTAAACATGGCACTGCTGAAAAAGACCTGGGCTGAAAAGGCTATGACTGGTGCGAAGCTTCGTGTTATAAGAGCTCTGCTTGGCGTAAAAGGTACATACACAAAGGCGGAACTGCTGAAAAATTTCGCTATCCCAACAGTTATCTTTTCACCTGATTTCTCGGATCCACAGGTCAGACAGGCAATGCTGACACAAGGCATGAACTCTGTAAATAATATGTTTGGCACACAACAGATAGCAGTTAAGAGTGTGGATTTCGAATCTGAAAGCACGGTATTTACTCAGGATGATCTGGACAATCCGGCATATGCTTCGGATACAGAAATCGAAAATGACTATCCACCAATGCAGGAGCCGTATGTTGTTCCTGAAGCGGAGCCAGAACCAGAGCCAGATAGATCGGCAGATTTCCAGTGTTCCAGATGTGGTGAGATCATAAATGAAAGAGTTTACGAATATTCAATCAATAAATTCGGAGAGCCACTTTGCATTAAATGTCAGAGAGGAGGCGGACGCAGATGAAAATAATAAAGGTATCAACAGAACTGGAAATGTCCGTACATGAATTTCCAGAAGGAACCATGAGAGAACAGAATAAAGTCTTGTATGGTTTGATCGGGAATGGCTGTGACCTTGTAGAACATGTAATGCCAAAGAGATTATACACAGAACTGAAAATGCCATCCAGCCCTGTTAAAGAACCAGGGAAGTGTGTGAGTATGCTGATCGATGAAGAGGGAAGACTGAAGCCGAACAAAGCAAATCTGATCGGAAGTTATCTTTACGAGTTTGATAAACATGGATGCCCCATTGTTGGAAATATTCTCTTTATCGGAGAAAAGATGGGAGATGATGGCGTTGAATTCTGCGGAATTAGCGAGGAGAACTTTTCACTTTTGGAAACAGAATTAAAGAACATGATCACAGCAATGAAGGCAACAGTAAAGGAGATGAGCAAATGAAAATACTTCATACTGCTGACTGGCATATTGGCCAGTTTAAAGGACCTGTAGTGGACGGAGTAAATCTCCGTTCGCAGGATACAGTAAAATGTTTGGAATATATGGTACAGGTAGCTATAGAAGAGAAACCGGATATCGTTTGTGTATCAGGAGATATCTTTCACCAGGAACAGGTTGGCCCCGTGAGGTATTCAGACGAAATGATTACGGCAACGAACATCATTACATCATTAGCACATTTTTCGAAGTATGTGATCGTGATGCGAGGCACTCCAAATCACGATGGAGCTGCTCAGTTTAGAGTTCTTGAACGGATGCTGCTTAATATTAGAAATGTAGATGTTGTTACAGAACCAGGAGTAATAAAGACTCCATGGGCAGACATTGCCTGCCTGCCGGGATTTGACAAACAGGAGTTCAGAGCAAAATTCCCTGGTTTATCTGCAGACGAAGAAAATCTTGCATGGACGAAATATATTTCAGATATGGTTTTTGCATTGAGAGCAGAGTGTGAAAAGACACCGATTCTCATGGCACATTATACGGTTCCTGGTTGCAACATGGAATCAGGGCAGACTTCCTTCTTCACAAACTTTGAGCCGGTCATTCCAAGAGAAGCTTTAATGGCCGCAAGATATGAGGCGGTGCTTCTTGGCCATATCCATCGCCCGCAAATCATTGAAGGACTTGACAATGTATTCTATTCCGGAGCGATCAATGCAATGAATTTTAATGATGAAGGACAGGATCGTGGATTCTGGATTCATGAATTTAATGAGAAAGGCACTCTGGTAAAAGGACATAAATGCACTACTCCATACAGACAGTTCCACACTATCACCTGGGATCCTGATGAAGCTGGCGACTATATCCGTGAAGGAGCTATGTATCTTCACAGAACAGGCATTTCAGAAGATGTGACGGATAAGATAGTCCGGGTGCGGTATTCCTGCACATCTGAGCAGAAAAAGGCGCTCAACATTCCGCTACTGCAAAAGAACCTGTATGAGCTTGGTGCATTCTATGTGGCAGATATTGAAGCAGAAAGCACCATTGACATCACGAACCGCGGGCTTCTCTCGGAGGAAAGCGACCCAAGGTTGAATCTGAAAAAATGGTTGGAGGAAAAGACATTTAAGAATCTAGACAAAATCGTGGAGCTTGCCGAGCCAATCATAGCAGAAGCCATGAAACAGAGTACCACTGCAGAGATTCACGGTGTGTTTAAGCCGGTATCTATTTCGGTAAGGAATTACAGAAACTACAAGGAAGAAAGTTTTGATTTTTCAGACATTTCATTTTGCACGATCAATGGAGTAAACGGTGCAGGAAAGAGCAGTCTTTTCATGGATGCTATTGTGGATTGCCTGTTTGAAGAAACCCGTGAGGGCGACTGCAAGGCGTGGATCCGAGGTACAGAGGATGCAAGAAGCGGTTCCATAGAATTTATTTTCGACATCGGAGAGAAACGATTCCGGGTAGTCCGCACCAGAACAAAATCCGGAAAACCAACACTGAACTTGTCGCAGTATCAGGAAGAAAGTGCTGACTGGATGAATCTGTCCAAGGAAAGAATCATTGACACACAGGCTGAAATCGAGAAGCTTCTTGGTATGGACAGCATGACATTTCGCAGCTGCGCATTGATCATGCAGGACCAGTATGGATTATTCTTGCAGGCGAAGAAAGATGAACGTATTGCTATCCTTGGAAATCTGCTCGGGCTTGGAATCTATGGAGTAATGGAACTGGATGCCAGAAAGAAGCTTGCGGATGCAAGAAAGGAGCTTGCTTCTAAAAAAGAAGCCGTTCGGATCAAGACTGACTTCATTAAGGCTCAGGGAAATCCAGAGGAAGAACTGGAGACAGTAGAAAAAGATATTCATAAAAAGCAGGAAGAACTTGAAAATCTGGATGAATCCAGAAGAAAACTGCTCGAACGTCAGGAAAAAATATCTGAGGCAGAGAAAGAAAGCGAAAAAGCGAGAAGTGAATTAAAAGAATGCTCCAAGGAATGCAGTGCCATGGAACATGACCTGGAATATTCAAAGCAGACGCTGACAGCGTGCAATAACCTTTTGGAAATGGCGGATGTGATACGGGAAAAAGCAAAACAGCATTCAGAATTATCTTTGCAGCTTTCTGGCGTAGAAAAGGACGTTATTAAATACAAAAATGCCAAAGAGACATTGAACGGTTACACCGAAGAGGCTGACCGTTACCAGAGGATTATTACAAAGAGCAAGCTCAGAAATGAGCAGATAGATTCTCAGATTTCTCTGCTGAGTTCCAACGTTCCGACTGTTCTGGAATACAAACTTGAAGAATTGAATCGCAAAAAAGAGGAACTTGATAGCCAGCAGGAAAAGAGATACCGTGCATCTGTTGCAGATCACGAACTGCAGCAAATCAGATCATCATATTCGCAGCAGATATCAGATGCAAAAAATAAACGTGATTATCACCAGACAAGGCTCAGGGAAATAAAACAGCAGGAAGAATTTATGAAAAATTCCGGATGTCCGGATATCGAAAATGCAAGTTGCCGATTTCTTGCAAAAGCAGTTGATGATGTCAAAAACCTTCCTGTTGAACGGGGCTGCTTGCAGAAGTTTGAAAAAGAAATCGAAACGCTGACATCTGAAATGAACAAGAAGGTAGCGGAGAAACAAAAGAAAATTTGGGAGATCGGATACAATCCAGATCAGCTGAAGTTGTTGCTCATACAGGTGAATGGACTTGCAAAATATGAACGCATAAAGAAAGATGCGGAGCAAAACAAACTCGAAATTGCCCGTTTAGAGGCCGAAAAGGAATCGAACGATAAAAATATAGGGCAGTGCGAGGAGAACCTGCTACAGGTCAAATCAAAGGCCTCTGAGATAACGGAAACAGTTAATAAATTGTCGGAATCAGTTGACAGACAGGAACAGATCAAACAGCAGATGGCTCACCTACAGACTTATGTAGAACAGGAAAAAGAACTTCCTGTTTACGAAGAAAGAAAGCAGCATGTTCTTGAAAGGATTGAGAGCATGGAAAAAGAGATGGAAAAACTTACTGACAGAAAATTCATTCTCTCTTCTCAGCTGACTGGTATGGATACCATGATAGAAAAAATGAAGGAAACATTTTCGACAGATATGGTAGAAGAAACAGACAGGCAGATTCGCAGTAACAAGGAAACTCTTGGAGAACTGCAGATCCAGAAGGGAGTACTCCTTGAACGTCTGGAAAATATCGATACCATGCGAGACGAAATCTCCATGCTGAATAATGGAATTGCTGTAGCTGCCGGCAGAGCGGACTGTTACGAAGCATTAAAGCAGGCTTTTTCACAGGACGGAGTTCCACATCAGATCATCAGGAACATCATTCCTCATATCACAGATACTACGAACAATATTCTTGGCCAGATGACTGGTGGAACGATGGGAGTGGAATTTGTGATGGAGCGCACCGTCAAAGGAAAGGACGGAGACAAGGCAACGCTGGATGTTCTGATCAACGAATATGGCAAGACAACTCTTCCATATGCTTCCAAGAGCGGAGGCGAGAAGGTAAAAGCTTCTCTTGCCGTTATCCTTGCACTGTCCGAGATCAAGGCAACAGCGGCAGGAATACAGCTTGGAATGCTCTTTATTGATGAACCACCATTCCTTGATGATGAGGGCGCACAGGCTTATGTAGATGCCCTTGAGACGATCCGTGATCGGTATTCCGATGTGAAGATTATGGCAATCACTCATGACGATGCCATGAAAGCGAGATTTGGCCAGGCTGTGACAGTAATTAAAACAGATGATGGCTCAAAAGTAATCTACTAAGCGGAGGAACTTATGGCGAAAAGATATTATTGGTTAAAGCTTCCTGACGGATTTTTCCGTCAGAAGGCTATCAAAAAACTTCGGAAGATTGCCGGAGGAGACACCTACACAATTATTTACCTGAAAATGCTTCTTGTGGCGATGAAACAGGATGGAAGACTTTACTTCGAGGGAGTAGAAGCAACATTCTATGACGAGCTTGCCCTGGACCTGGACGAAGAAGTTGAAAATGTAAGAGTGACGGTTATGTTTTTGATTCAGCAGGACCTCATGCAGCTGATTGACGAAACCGAATATTCACTGTCAGAATGCGCTAAAATGACGGGTTCTGAGAGTACAAGCGCAGCTCGTGTAAGGAAATATAGAAGCAAAGAAGCGTTACAATGTAACACTGATGTAACGGGCTGTAACGAAGTGAAACAAATCTGTAACGGAGAGATAGAGAAAGAGAAAGAGATAGAGTTAGATAAAGAGAAAGATAATAAAAACATTAGCTTGGAGCTTAAAGACTCCAAGCAGAACACGTTCATCTCTCTTCCTCTGGTTAAAGGCTCAGGAAATTATGATGTGACATTTAATTATCTCAATTCACTGAGAGAACTGTTTCCGGCATTGGATGTTGAACAGGAGTTTAGATCAATGGCAGCATGGCTTGACAGTCACCCTCGTAATCGTAAGACACCTAGAGGAATCAAGAGATTTATCACTGGTTGGTTAGAACGTTCACAGAATTCAATGCCGGCATCCAGAACACCGCAAGCACCTGTAGCTACAAAGAACATGTCAACGGATCAGTATATGGAGGCAACGTCCGGCTGGTGCGAAGGGATGGGTGATTGAAGTGACACCTCAAGAGTTTGATTTTATCAGAGCTTCAATCAAAAGTGCCTATCCAACATTTAATGTCATGCCAGACCAATACAGCATCAGGATGTGGTACCGCATGCTGGGGGACCTGGACTATAAGCTTTGCGAAACAGCATTGATGGAACTGTTCGCCACTCATACATACCCGCCGCAGATATCTGAGATACGGGAGAAATGTGCAGAATACACAGTTCCACACCTCAAAGACCAGGGAGAAGCCTGGGGAGAAGTCCAGAAGGCCATCAGCCAGTATGGATATTATAGGCAGGAAGAAGCACTGGAAAGCCTGACGCCGATAGTCCGAGAAGCGGTAAAACGGCTTGGCTTCCGGGAGATATGTCTTGATGAGAACCAGGATGCTGTCCGAGCACACTTCTTCAAGATATATTCAAGCCTGATCGAGCGCAAGACGAACGATGCAAAGCTTCCTCCGAGTATTCTGGAAGCGAAAAATAAATATATTGCACAGCTTACCACACAAGAAAATGTGGCAATAGAACAACAACACCGGGAACAGATAGCAGAAGAACCAGAACGTGCGACACCAGAGTATATAGATATGTTGATGCGGGAACACGGATTCAAGAGGTGACAGCATGGAGCAGATAGAGAAAATACAGGGAACAGAGAAAGAATTCATAAAAGTCTTTCAAGAGCTGTGTTACAGCCGGAGTTCATGGCAGGTGTGGGCCGATCTAATGGCGGCAATGGCTTGCACACTGGCGAATTCGGTTGATAAGACGGAACCGAGATACACTGCAAGAGAGAAAGAATATGCAGAGTGCATCAAACGCCTTGGCGGGGTAGAGAAGCCGGCCAAATGCTTTGCGATTGTGGTTGAGGCACTGGAACGCAATCCAGATCAGGACTTTCTTGGAAAACTGTACATGAGCCTTGAGCTAGGGAACCACTGGAAAGGGCAGTTTTTTACACCATACAATGTCTGTGAATGTATGGCAAGCATAACAATCAATGACAATGTACAGACATTGGAAAAACAGGAATGGATATCTGTCAATGATCCGGCGTGTGGAGCAGGAGCAACTCTTGTAGCAGCGGCAAACATATTCCACAGAAAAAAGATAAATTATCAGACACGGGTTTTGTTCACAGCCAATGACATAGACAGGGTAGTTGCCCAGATGTGTTACATACAGCTTTCGCTTCTTGGGTGCGCAGGCTGGGTGGCTGTTGCAAATACGATATCCAATCCGGTGTGCGGAGATCCACTGATGCCGGTTGAAAAGCCGGGACAGGAATTCTGGTACACACCGTTTTATTTCAGGGGAGAATGGAACTGTAGACGGCAGATTCAGATATTTAAAGAAATGTGCGGTTCATGGATAACTCCGATTGAAGAACGCAACCCTGGGAAGATTACTTTTTATTTTGATTTCGAGAAAGGAGATTACAAATGTCAGAACAGTTAAAACAGGAACTTGAAGCTGATACTGACCGTTTAGAGGCGGAAACGGTTGCAGACAGTGAAACAATAGGGGAACAGGAAGAGAAACCGACAGAGGGCAAATTAGAGGCCCAGGAAGACGATGAATCAAAGGAAGAGGATACAGTTCCAATGGAAAAAGCCTCTCTTGCTGATATTGTTTCCGGGATTCCGGCTCCGACAAAAGAAGAAGTTGAAGCGGCAGAAGCTGAAAATGCAAAGCCGGTAAAGCAGAAAGCCAGAGAAAAACTGGAAGCTGAAAAGAAAAAAGCAACCCAGAAGAACTTTGCGGATCCGGTCATTACTTACCTGATGAAAAGATGCGAAGAGGATCAGGGGCTTGCTGAAGATGTGATGCAGGAGGGAAAGACCTGGAACAAGTGCTTTAGTTATATCGTTGAGCAGGCCAGGAAGCAGTCGAATGGCAGATCCGCTGCAGTTGAAGACCAGGTTGTATATGAATGGGCAGAGGATTATTACCACAAATATGAAAAACCAGAAACCGTCAAAAAGGAAAAAAGCAAAAAGCCTGCGACAACAAAAAAGACCGAAGCACCAACTAAAAAAGTTACAGAAACCAAGAAAGATGTCCAGAAAACAAAGGATGATTCCAAGGTTTCTGAAAAGCCAGTGAAAAAAGATGCTGCTTCCAAGCAGCGGAAAACTGAAAAAACCAGTACCAAAAGCAGCGAACTGTCTGGCCAGATGTCATTGTTTGATCTTCTGTAGGAGGCTGTCGCATGGAAAAGAGAAAATTAGCAAAGATTCCGAGGGAGGAAGCCTCTGATGAAATGGTCAGATTTGCGGAAAGAGCTGCAGGCACACATATCGTAACGACCAAAGATATAGAAAAAGATCTGTTGATGGTAACATTCTATCCAATCAGAAAATTGAAGAAAGGAAAAAAAGACGCTCAGTTAAGAACGTTTTTTTCCAAGAATGATTACATATCACAAGATCTGACCGTTGAAAAAGTGAAATGGCTGACTGCAGCTTATGACAGAATGTATGATATCAGCCTTTATGAACATCATTGGGATTACAAAGAAAGCACAGGCAGATGGACGCCGAATATGTTTTTCTGGACGGATGCAGACATTGATCGTATGCGCAGCTTTTTCAAGGAATGGAGCACAGAGAAAGATGCAAGAGACTGGACAGCTGTGACACGCTTTCAGGATATGGTCAAACAAAAACGTCTTGATGAAAGACATGCCAAAGAAACCAATCCAATTGATGCGCTTATGGAAACGGTCAAAGAAATCCCTGATGAATTTAAAAACTGGGTATCAGATAAGGCGATGTCATTCAGCAGATATCTGATTTACTCAACAAGATCAAAGAATGAGGCTCTGGTGCATTGCACTCATTGTAATGGGGTGACACTGGTAGACAGAACGAAAATTCGGTTAAGAAATAACGAGAAGGGGATATGCCCCCTTTGTGGAAGTCCGGTCACCATTAAAGCCAGAGGCAGGATGCCGGCACGCATATGTGACAGGAGGATTGTTTCATTTATTGAGCCAAGAGAAGAGGGGTTCCTGTGGCGGTATTTTACAGCATACAGAGAAGTAAAGCCGGATGGAAAGACAAATGATGGATTATTTGAGATTGTAAGGACATTTTACAAATTTGCACCGAACGGAACGCCATGCACCAGCAGTTATGAATACAGAGAGTATAAACAGACTGGTATTGTACGGTGGTGCACAGATGAAGGATACAGAGAAAGTTCATACTGCACCTTATATCCCGGAAACCTGCCGGAAGCATGGAAAGATACTCCGATGAAATACTCGGCACTGGAAATTTTGGCGGAGAATAGACCGAGTGAACAGATACATTATGCAAAGGCAATCAACAGATACAGAAAGTTTCCGCAGCTTGAATGGTTTATAAAAATGGGGCTGTATAAACTGGCCGCACATCTGATCAACGAGTTTCACGATGGTGCTTTTGGGTATGAAAGCCGGAATGGAATTAGGGGACTGAGAAAAAGTGGAAAAACAATATTTGAAATTCTTGGCCTTACGAAGGAAAACACGCGAATACTGCAGTCTATTGATGGAAACATTGATGAACTGAGATTATTGCAGGAAGCGCAAAGCTCTGGTTACAACCTAAAAGCGGAAGAACTGGAACGGTTCTATAAACTTTTCGGATGCAACACAACGCTGATCCGGAAGGAGAACAGGAAATCGACCATCCATAAGATCTGCAGATATATTGAACGCGAAGGCGCTGATTATCGCGTGGGAGAGAGCGGACAATGTTGGCGATATTCCTATATGCAGCGTAAAGAAAGACCGGATATCAGAGAAGAACGTCTGCAGAATTGCGCTAAGGACTGGCTTGATTATTTGAACTGGTGCAAAGAACTGAAATATGATCTCAACAATATGTTCTTCTATTTTCCGAAGAATTTCAAGAAAGTACATGATCGGACAGCTGCGGAATATCAAGCATTGCAGGATAAAAAGGCAGCGGAAAAGAAACGCCGGGAAGATGAACGGATAAAGCGGGAAGCCGAGGTCATGAAAAAACTTCTGGAGGAAATGCTCAAAGAGAATGCCGGCATAGACAACGCTTTCTTGATAAAAGGAAAAGGATTGATATTGAGAGTGCCAAGAGATACCCAGGAAATCAAGAATGAAGGAGCTGCCCTTCACCATTGTGTTGGAACTTACGTTGACCGAGTGGCCAAAGGGCAGACACACATCTTCTTTGTGCGCAGAGTGGAAGAACCTGATACACCATATTTCACAATGGAATATAACAATGGTCGCGTGATCCAGTGCAGGGGAAATCACAACTGTGGGATGCCGGCATCGGTAAAAGCTTTCGTAGTTGCGTTTGAGAAGTTGATGAAAGAACGGGAAGAAAAGATGGAAAGGAAGTGCGGATAATGGCAAAACAGAGCATTAGAAGTATTCGAAAAGGAAGTGTTCAATGGAACGAAGAAGACCGATTGCAGATGGTTTCCATGCTGGCAAAAGCAGGATATGCAGTCCAGATTGTCAGAAAAGAAGTTCCCGGAGGCGAAAACAGAAAATCAGCTCAGTACGAATACGTGATTGAGTATGGAGAGAAGGTGGAGTGATGAAATTCATAGCACGAAAACCAGTCGTAAGAACGGAAGTTTACCGGAAATACGGATTCACATATGTGGAACATAAGTCTTGTCATTGTCCTAGATGCGATCATGTGTTGAATGCGGGGCCGAACTTTCAACCGAAATACTGTAGCGAGTGTGGGCAGAAGATTGACTTCTCAGGAGTGAAGTGGGAAGAAGAAAAAATCCTTGAACTTGCAGGAAGGAGGCTGCCCAATGAATAAGAGCGGTATCGAATGGTGCGATCATACATGGAATCCAATTACCGGTTGTCGGCATGGCTGTTCTTACTGCTACGCTGACAAGATGTCACTCCGTTTTTGTGGAAACATGAAAAGAAATATGGTCCAGACAGACCAATATCGAATGGAGGGAGATCTGTTTGTCCTTGATGAACCGTTCATGAATGAGGATGGAAAGCCTGTCATATATCCATTTGGGTTTGAACCGACATTGCACATATACAGATATGGCACACTGGACAAGCTGAAACAGGGGCAAAATATATTTGTTGGAGCAATGGCAGACATATTCGGAGAGTGGGTTCCTGACAGCTGGATAGACGATATCCTTGGTATCTGCGAAAAACATCCTCAGCACAATTACCTGTTTCTTACCAAGAATCCGGAAAGATACACCCAGTATGGCGTGCCTTACGGAAAAGAAAATATGTGGTATGGAACTACAATTACTTGTGACACAGATGCTGACAGATTCAATTATCTTCCAGCGTTCTGTAACACATTTGTCAGCATTGAACCGCTGATGAGTGACATTGCAACTGAGCATAACGTAATGTTCCGACAGGTGAACTGGATAATCATTGGTGCCGAGACAGGACACAGGAAAGAGAAAGTGATTCCTGAATTCGAATGGATCAAGAGAATCGTTGTAGAAGCCGATTACAACGGGATACCGGTATTTATGAAAGACAGCCTGATTCCGATAGTTGGCGAGAAGAATATGCGCAGGGATTATCCGAAGGAACTGCAGATTCGAAAAAGAAGCGAGAAAGTCAATAAAAAACTCAGTGGCAACTGTATGTTGTGCGGAAAGACAGAAGATAAAAACAAGATGGTTACCTTGACAGCAAGAGCGGTCAGGGGCGGCAAGGCGACATCGTTTGGCCATATGTGTCATTCCTGCTTTGCGAAATGGCTGACTAGTCACAATATACCGGTGCCGGACCTAGAAAATAAAAAGGAGATTGAAGATGGCAAAGAGAAGCTGTAGAAGAACAACTGATGAAAACCTTATTCATAAAAAAGCTGTGGAAATGAGAAAGAAGACAGATGAACAGCTTGTGCATTATGTGGAGGATCGTGTGGAAAAAGCACGAAGTGAAGGCTTTAATTGTGGAAAAGCCAGTGTTTCAAAAACCGGAGAGGGAGCAAAGGAGTTTATCGCATTCCTTCAGCTGAATAAGATTCCGGGAATTGGAGCAGTAACGATAAACAAACTCATAAAGGTAGCAGAGGAAAATGGATACTTATAAGCGTTCGATAAGAGGTCTGCAGAGCAGATCTAACGGGGAACATTTTGAGGGAATGATAATTGCGGCATCCAGATTCTATGAAGAAAGAGGAATTGCAGCAGTTGATAAAACTCCGGAAGCATTTAAGGTACTGAAGGCAATGGACAGGAACAGAGGGCAGTTCATCTGCTGTTTCACTAAACAGGCTCAGCCTGATTTCAAAGGAATTCTCATGGATTCAACCATGATCTTGTTCGATGCAAAGCATACGGACAAAGATAAGATTAGCAGGGACGTAGTAACTGCTGAACAGCAGGCGTGCTTTGAAAGGTATATGAAGCTTGGGGCAATGTGCTTTTTGGTTGTGTCTCTGGAATTTAAAGAATTCTACAGGGTTCCGTGGGTGGTATTTCGGGATATGAAGAAAATTTACGGACACAAGTACATGAACCGGGAAGAACTGGAACCTTACAGGATCAAATATTCAAACGGAGTGGTGAAGTACCTCGATGGTATTGTTCTCCGGGAAAGGAATGAAGATGAAAGTACAGAAGTATGAGATCGCCAGAGTTATTGATAAATTAAAAAGTATTGTGCAGAAGAACGACCAGTTTCCGGCTCTGGGAGGGATTCTGGTAAAGGACGGGTATTTAATCGCCTCCAACTCCGAGATTACAATGAAGGTCAAATTAGAGGCCTCAGAAGGCAGTTATTTTATTATTCCAATGAAAGCCTTTGACTTGATCAAAAATCTACCGGATGGAGAAATCGACATCAGCGCAACCGACAAGAATGTAGTTATGATCAAGATAGGAGCAATTAAAAACAAATACCAGAGTTATCCTCCGGAAGAATTCAATTTTGATATTACAGAGGATCCGGAAGCGGATGGAGTGGAATTGAATGGCAAAAAGATCATGGAGGCTATAGGTCATGTTATTTATGCAGCAGCTGACGGCGGTGCGAATACACAGATGACCGGAATTTATTTTGAGGGTACAGACAGCGGAGTTTCCCTTGCCGCACTGGACGGGCACGTGGTCGCAGTAGATTCTGTTAAAGCAGAAGGCGCAAAGGACATGAAACTGATCGTGCCGAAGGCAACCGCCAAGAAGTTGATTTCCATGGGCGTGATCGACGATGTGACTCTTACATATACCAAAAACAGCGCGGTGTTCAAATCTGACGAATACACCATTTACACCAGACTGATTACAGGAAATTATTTTCCGTATCAGAAGATGTTTACTGAGGGTGAAATCAATACATGCGCATCCCGCACGGCCCTGATCGGAGCAATGACCAGAGCAAAGATGTGTACAGAGGAAAAACAGCCGGCAGTATTCCGGATAGAAGATGATGTGCTGAATATCAGCATTCGGGATAAGCTGGTAGACTATCAGGAACAGGTGCCGCTCCAGGAAACCGTATGCAAATCCATACGGTTGGGATTTGATTCCAAACTGGTTCTTGAAACATTGAAAGCTTTTACCTGCGACAATATTGCACTGGGCTTTACCAGCCCACGAACACCGATGATTGTGGAAGCAGAGGACAGCGACATGAAAGCCATGGTGCTTCCGGTTGCGATAAGGGAGGCATAAACATGATTGAGATCATATCAGTAAAAGATATCAAAGACGCAACACCAGAGGAACTTGCAAATCTTCGCCGGAAGGGACTTCTTCCGGCAGAAGAAACCAGAAGAATATCTGGAAGACCTCTCAGCTCGTATGAGCGAACCAGAGCACAGGTGGCTGCTACCGGGAATAGATGGGCGATGGAGAACTTTATTGCCACACATAACTGAAAGGGGATGAAATAAATGAATTTGTATAGATATTATCAGCATGATGGATTCCGATGCGAAACTACAGTCGGAATTGTTAAAGCAAAAAACATGCAAGAGGCTGAAAAAATCGTAAAAAACCATTACGAAAAAGAATATCGAGGAGAATTCCAGCGCGATGGTTGGAAGCTGGAAGAAGTTGAGTTTTCTGATGATGGGTGCAGCGAAATTTATTACGGGTGATTAATATGGCAAAGGCGTTATATAACTTATGCAAAAAGAATGGGACAGTGATGGAGTATTCCATCACTGGATCCGAAGTAACTGAATTGATCAGCTGCAAAAAGCAGGACGTTTATAACTCTGCGAGCTACGGTCAGATGATCCGGAAAGAATTTTACGTTGAAGTTGTAGACCGGCCACTGAGCCGAACGAAAGATCTCACATTGCTTTTGGAATATGACCGGGTTTGCAGAGAAATTCTTGAGAGGTGTGGATGATGAAAGTATATAAAGCAGTGCATGGGAGAGAAAACAAGTGCAAGGAATTACACAAAGAGATGAATATGAATGTAGGTCCAACCAGACTGGTCCAGCCGGACTTTTATCTGCTGGTCGATGTGGATGACCTGCAGAAACAGGTGAATACCTTGGAAAATGAAGTTCATCGCATGAAAAGAGCAGAAGCAAGGAGGAAATGGCGTTATGGAAGAAAAAATCATTAAGATTATGCAATTGGTCCAGATAAAGAAAGATAATACAGTTGAATTTCCAGAAGAGGCTAAGAAACTGATTCATGAGGCAGCAGAAAAATGCAGAAAATTGCCGATTTACAAGGATAACATAGATAAGGTAGATACCTATAAGGCCGACATTACAGCAGGAGAAATATATTTGGACATGTGCCTGAAAATTGTTAATGCACCTACACAGATTCATATGATGGCAACTCCTAAGATGATACTTCCGCTTATTGATGATAAGTTGCAGGAGGAACTTAAAGAAACAGAGGTGAGAGAATGAGCATTATCAGAAATAGATTATATCAATTCAAACAGGAACTTTTGAGTAATAAGGATAGAGCGTGGTATTCTCACACAAACTTGCTTACAGCGGTGGATCTCCTTATTGCTGATTTGGACAACTTAGACGAATCTGACTGGATACGGGTTAATGACGAGATGCCGGTTGAACGAGATTCAATGTTTGCAAAGTTCAAAGGAACGGACAAATGGAAAACAGGAATGTTCGAGAAAGTCTCTCGAGATGTGCTCGTTACTGTTGAATACGATAATGGGGAACGCCATACCGAAGTTGCTCATACGGTAGACGGAAGGTGGAAATTGGAAATGCGGATTCTGAATGCAAAAGTCATAGCGTGGAAAGAAAAGCCACAGCCATATAAGGGAGACAAAAATGTATCAAACATGTAGCTTTGTATGCAAGGTCGAGGAATTTAAGCCCACAAGTAATAATTTCAGATCTGAATTTATCGGAAAAGATCAAAGCGGTCGCAAGCAATACCGAGGAATAAGCTTCAAGAAAACGCAATTTGGGAGTATCGAAGATATTAACTACTATCCATTGATGAAAGAGTTTATTGAAATTGCCGGAAAATCGGAATTGTTGAAGACGGTTAAAGATTACTGCAGAGAACACTGTGCGTGGCTAAAGACAGAGAATGATATAGAAAATCATGCCATTGATTGTCTGCTGTCAAAAGCATACGAATACTGGAAGGATTTTCCGAAACAGATGCCAGAACCGGACAAATGGATATTCTATTTTAAAAGCATAAAAATGCTTGAAAGAAATTTATGAGCCGGGATGATTACGCTTTTCCTTGTGCCGGCTGTCTTTGCGACCATTGTGCGAACAATTTGTATAGTTCAGACCAAATGGCAGGAGAAGCAAAGATATTTTGCTATGTTTGCGAGGAATGTCGATACTATGATGGGGACTTAAAAAATAAAGATATGAGATGCAAGCAGTGCGAAAATTATATCGTAACAAATGAACATGCTGAACGTTTGAGAAAAAAGATAAAGGTGGTAAAGAAATGAGGAAGATTAAGGAGAAACGCATGCAGAGTTATGTCCTTAGAGCTAGAAAAATGGTCCAAGAAGGAAAAAACAAAGAAGGGGCAGAAATGCTTAGTGAAGGCTTGAACTATTACAGTAAAAATATCATTAAAGCTCTTACGCCATATGCAACTGCAGACGCTGGAATTATTTCTATGGTCCTGCGCAACTTGGCAGATGGTATCGAAAAGGATAATCCAGGAGCAAAAGAACTTCGCATGTGGGCAGAAAACAACACTGTAAAACCTGAGCTGAAGGAAACGATTAAGATCAAGAAACCAAATCTGAAGTAGCAAAGCAGAACTTGCAGAAGAATGTGAGGTATAAAATGACAAGATCTGAAACAACAAAGTTTCTTGGACAGCTGCTTATAAGCACACGTTTTGTTGGAGCTGGGAAGCACTGGGCCAGTGAGGTGAGTATTGAGATGTTCCTTTCCGAACAGCACCGGGCTCCGGTTCTTTTTCTTTCACATAGTATCGGACATTTGCTGTCGTATGTTCGTTGGCTTCCTTTGCATAGTTTTCAGCAGCAGCTTTGGTATCAAACTCCAACGGTTTTCCATTTTCCTTGCACCAGCTTTGTGCCGGTCCGAAAATAGAAGTGCTGCTTCGTACTGCCCATACACCATAGGTCCGTTTCTTTTCCATTCCGCATCCCTCCTTATCGTTCCTGCTGTTTGGAAGTTTGTTGCTTTTTTACCGGGTCTGCCGGTTTTGTTGCTTTTAGCTGCTGACGGAGAGAATTCTTATGCTCCAGTTTGGAATCTGTGATGTTGACATATTCGCCAATGATACAGAGCGCTTCTCCATAACTGCCGGAAACAAATACCCGATCAGACATTTCTTTTGCCTGTTCTTTCAAACCATGCTCCCGCAAAGTACGGGAAGCAATACCCAGCAGATTAAAAATGTTCCCATCTGCTCCGATCAGCGGACAATCCGGTTTATCTGCCAACGCTTCCGGTGTTTCTATAAATCCGCCTAAATAATTCGGCACAAAGTCCGACAGCCATGTGCCGCCATAGACTTCATGGGTCTGTAAACGCCACAGGGCAAGTTTTCCTATATCCAGTTTCACATCATCAAACGGGTAAAGCAGACAGGTCAGTTCGCCGTGCTGAAAAGCAGCCACATTCTCAAACTGACAGCCATCTTTCAATATGCCTGCTTTTGTCAGCATTTCATTGATCCCGTCCACCCACTCTGTCAGATCCCCGCCACAGCCCTGTAAAATCAGTCCTTCCTTATCCGGCATGCGGCGAAGATCCTCCGCAGTAATCGTGTTGATATTCAAAAAATCGCCTCCTATCGTTTTTGTTAAAATATATGTTTTGTCCGCAACTTAACCTCATTTCAAAGCACCGGAGTATTCTTATACAGCTCCCTTGAAAACAGGTGCAAAAAGCCCTTGAAAATCAAGGACTTTTAAGGCTAAGTTGCGGACATATCATGGTTGGTTTTGCCGCTTCCGGCGTTTGCGTTCCCGCTCGGATTTCCGTCTTGCATAGACCCGGCAGGCAGCGGAACAATATGCCTGGCTGGTTGTAGGAAGATATGCCTTTCCACACACAGGGCATATTTTCTGTCTCATGGAGGTGTCCTCGCCGGTAATGGCTGATTCCAGTGCTGCATCCACCGGCAGCACCGCTTTTTCAAAGTACCTGCAATAAGCACCGGTCCACCATTTATTCAGCATGTAACAAGGGCTGTCCAGAGGAAGGCAGATCTTATCCTGGGAGTCATAGTTGGCGCAAAGCTCCGTAACCAGCTTTCGGATCGTAGCCCGCTCCGAGCGGTTCAATTCTCTCTCCGCCATAACGCCTACCTTTCCGGGGCTCTGCTTTGCCGACCGCTGGAAATTTCGGTTGTATCAGTAACATTCCTGGGCTGTGAAAGGGCATCGGCGATAGAGTTCCGCTTTTTCTGTTTTGGTTCATGGTAAATAAAAAGTTCATTTTTTCCTGGTACATACAACAATCCATTTTCTTCGCAGCGGAAAATATCACATTCTTTGTCTGTTGAAACGGTATAAAAGTCTTTGTAATCATAAGGTGCTTTTTGCCGATCCTGATAGGTACACAGCCCTAAGTTGGGGTCACTTGCCAGCCGTTTCGATATGGCGAAAAAGTCGCCTTCTTTTTTGTGAAATTTTCGTATGGGCGTGAAGTGATAACCGCCATATTCAAAGGTTTTTCGATCGCTCATTTACGCCTGCCTTTCTTTACTGGAAATTCCAGCTTGAAATTCACATATTTACCGCCGGTATCATCCAGAATCACTTCCGCATCATAGGTCTTTCCTGTTTTTTCACTGTAAAGCCCGGACATAGAAATACGGCCCTCTTTCAAAAG